CTAATAAATTTGCTTTCTCTTCTCTACCCTCACCCTTTAATGCTTCACCATCAAGAGATACTTCACCATTTGGTAAAGGCATTGAAGCGTATTTACTTCTAATAATACCTAATAATTCTTTAGCATTAGCTAATGTATATTTTCTTATCCATTGTCTACCTGAAGAATTTATTTCATTATATGGTAGAAATTTATATGGTATATTTGATGGGTCACTGACTTTACTATTTGTATAAGTTCTTGTTGTACCTTGTTTATCCTCTTTAACATAATATTGAAAATATATTTTACTACCAGCATCATCATCGTTAGGTCTTGGAAATATTCTTAATTGATTATTTACAAGTTCAAATGAATATCTAGACTTTCTAATTTTATCATTTGTTTCAATCGCTTGTGCTCTAGCTATATCATATGAAACAGGTCTTAATATGAATGACACAGCTGGTGCGACATTACCCATTCCAAAAGCATCTAACATTTGTCTTTGTTCAAATGAACCTGCAAATGGGTCATAAAATCTTGTTATAGCTGATGGCCCATCATTAAACACTCTTTGAATTTCAAGTCTTTTGTTATCGTGAGAACCTGTTATTTGAGCTTCATTCTGTAAATCGTATACTTGTTTAGATGATGTTAAAGAAATAGAACCACTATATAATGTTAATCCACCACCAACATTTATCGCCTCACCATATTGTTCTGATAACAAAAATGTAGTGCCCATATGTGAAGCTTCTGGCTCATGTGAACCTGTAGAACCCATAGTTGAACCACTTTGTCTATTTGTTGAACCATAATGTTCCCACATCCAATTTTTTGTATTATAATGATGGATTTGTTGTGAGTATTCTGATATCGCTTCTTCAAATGTGGCGTATATAGAACCACTATTGAACTCCAATTGCATAACTGGATGTCCGAGTTTTCTAGCTACATATTTAACAACTTGTAAACTCTCACTCTGAAATGTTTCATCAGAATCATATATCCCGTAAGGTGTATTACCATCTACTTGGTCTGGGGTTGATGGGTCTTCATATATAAAAGCGAATTTTGACATTTATTTTTCTCCAAAAAGGGTATTATTCATCATATATAAATATCAAGGAAAACAAAAAAGGGTGAGATATTTCCCACCCTTTTGAGTTGTATTTTTACAAGTATAATATTAGTTAATATTATGCTAAAGTAACAGCTGCATCTACATCATAACGAGCTTCTGCTATCCAGTTAGTACCATCGCACCATAACTCTACGAAGTCACCAGCTGTAGCTTTATTATGTACAAATGTTACTATATCAGCTACTGAAGTTACATTAGCACCCTGGTCATCACCTGAACCTAAAACAGAACCAACTATTAAGTTAGCTGCTGTAGATGAATTATCAGAATTTGATGTTACAGTAATAGCTGCATTTGAATTATTAGCTATTGAAGGACCTACAAAAATGATTTTATAGTGTAATCCAGCTTCTGGAGCTGGTAAATCAATATTGTACCCTTTAGATACTGCTGTTTCTGTTCCAACAACACCTATTGTTACAATACCACAATCTGCTGCAGTAAGTTGTCTATCATCGATACCATCACCTAATGCAGTTATATTACATTTCATTCCACCAGTCGGGTTTATAACACCTGGTGCACTATCACCAAAAGCTGAAAGTGTATTTTCTTTATTACCTACTTTATACTTGCCTATTCTTTTTGACATTTTTTTCTCCTAATGTTGAGTCACTACTCTCAGGAATTAATTT